CAGTACATAGAAAAACAGGCAGAACTAAATGGGGAACCCGAGTGGCAACCTCATGACTTTACTAATTTAAAGTATCATCAAATACGTTTACTACGATATGGTGGGACATTAAAAAAAGTAGAGATTGAGGAGAACTACTTGTATAGGATAACAACATTACAAGTTGTACCTGCAGAATTTGAGCAATCAGCAAAGTTGTTAATGCGTAGTGGCATTGACTTCAGTGTTGTTGGTTTATCACATATCTCTGTAAATAATTAGTTGTGCAGAGTAGAGAGAGACTTTCATTTAGCTCCTGGGAGTCTCTCTCATTTTAATTATAACAAAAGGATTTTATTATGAGCGAGTTACAAGATACCATTAAGAGTAATGGGTTAGCTAATTTAAAAAAGGGAGACAAAGTTTTGGCATTGCATTTAGGATTTCCTATTGAAGCAGAGCTGTTAGAAAAACCTAGAAATCATGTTACATTAGTTATGTTGACTAACGCAGATAAATTTAATTTATTTAATTCTGATTTAATATCATCAATAATAGCTTCTTGTGTTTTACTATCAACAGCAAATGTTTCGTTTTGACATATAGAACTTAAAGTATTTATAACTGGTCCTAAAAGTGAAGAAACCAATGTTAATGCGCCAGTAACTGAAATTACAATAATCGAAGCTTGTTTTAGTCCTCCTAATACCGAACCAACTGTTACGTTAGCAACAAGGTTTGCCTGTCCGACTGCGGGTGGGGCTGGTAATGGTACAAATAAAGATGCATTTAAAACAGTAGCCGCAATATTAGCAACAACGGTTGCTATAGGTATTATAATTGATAATGCGTTTAAAACTTCTAGTATAGAATCAATAGTTTTTTTTATTTTTTCTAATAACTGTTTTAAGTTTTTAATTCTAGGATCATCGCATTTTACATTTTTTCCTAGTTGACTAGCTTTCATAACAAGTTCCATAACTTTTTTCATTATGAATGCAATAAGTTTATTAATAACAGCGCCAATAGCAGTAATAGCTATCGGTACCAATGATGCTGCCTTGTCATACGGTGGAGCCAGTGCCATTTTATGGTTTCCTTATTTTATATTTTTTACTATTTAATGATTGGAGACTATTCCAAGCAGATATAATCGAGGCTGTACCATTCGTAACTCCGGTAACACCAGCAACGATAGTTCCTGCTGAAATAGCTTGAATAATATCTGTTAAAACTTCAATTAATACATCACCGTGTGGTAATGGACTAGCTGCATCGTCTCCTCCAATTAATACTTCTCCATTAGTATTTAATACAATTGCTTCATTTGCATCAATAACTGCTGCCTCTGTTTTAGCTCGCAATATTGTTCGATCCGCAACACCCACAAATTGCGAACCTCGAAACGTTCCAAATTTATCAGTAACAAATGTTTTAGAAAGTTTCAAAGTGCTTAATGTTTGTGTGCTTGTTAAATACAATGAAGAATCATCTTTGCTAACATCTTCAGTAACAAATTGTTTGTCTGGTTTATATGGCCTTCCATTTGAAATAATCAGTATAGGATCTCCATTTTCACCATCGCGCCAATTCCCGGTTACTGAATAGTCATTTTGATAATCTATTGTGCTACCGAATCGTATACTATTTCCATATCGGCCTTCTAACATTAAATCTCCACGATATGGTTGTAATGGAGAAACTTCTTTTCGTACATCTTTCGGATCTAATTCAGTATTAGATTCTATAGTAGGAAATACATTGCTATTAACATTAGACGAGATAGAAATAGGATACATGTAATACCATTGTGGATATGCTTCATCAACAGTTGTTTCATGACTAATAGCTTGAAAAACAAGTATCGATTCTCCAACAAGTGGTATTTGTTTGATATTGGCATTGAATGGTTTAACATTGTAAATATATTGAGGTCTTCCGTTTAATGTGTATTGCACATCGATCGAAAACAACATATCTGAAGCATTAATTTCTGTTTTAACAAATTTACCAGTTTCGTCTTTAACTTTTTTTCCGCTAGGATATTTTACACCTTCATTACGTTTATAAGTGTCACCAGTTTTAATATTGATTACTTCGCCTACATAGGTTACTATATCAAATAATCCATCATGATTCATCCGTATCCTTTAACTTGGATTTTGCTTCTGCAATTTTTTGTGTTAAAACTCGTTCGTCTTCTTCAATCTTATTCATTTCATCTTCTAACTCATGAGTCAATGTAGTTTCTGCAATTTGAATTAACTGCCTTTTTTCTTCGTCTGACAGCAGTGAGTCTGCTCCTGATATAGTCTGGGTAGTTGATATGTAACGTTGCACTATAGCAGTTAATTTTACCAAATGATCATCGTTTTTAACGGCTACATCTAAATATTCTTTTATAAGAGGTACTATAATAGTAGCATCAGATGCATTGCGTATTAATGGCTGAAGCTGTGATATAAGTTGATTTATTTGTCTGTCTTTCTTTTTCGAGTTATGATAGACATCATGCATAAGGTCAGCAAAACTGGTTCCTTTGAATATTTCGTCGTTTCTATCCATAACTTGCTCCTTTAATAATAAATATTAAAACGGCAATTTTATGAAGTTTTCGTTAGCATATTCTTGAAATTTAGTTTCGTAAAGATTTTTAAGAGTTTTAACTACTCTTGTTATATTGGTTGTGGGTAATCCTGTACGTTCTCTGATATAGATATACAATGCTTTTTTGTTGTATTCTTCAATGTTTTCTCTTGTTTCGAATAAATGCAAAACAGAATCTGCAACATGTATATCCGTTGGATTGGTAAAAATAAAATTTAGATTGTCATAACAATGTTCTACAAATTCATCCATAAAATACTTCATGGTGTCTCGCATATCATCGTTGTGCATCTCTGTAGGAATATTTCTTTGTTCGTCTAAATCAATTGGTTCTCTGTCTTGTTTTAATTTTACATAAGCTTTTTGATTTTCAGCAATAAGATAGTTAAATGTAGTTCTCGTATAATAAGAATATGACTTTCCATTTTCAGGATTAAATTTGTCTAATCGAGCAGTTAAATAAGTAACAATGTCTGTTTGTAAATCTGCAAAAGTTGATTTAATATAAGTAGGTTTGACTTTGTTAATTAAATTTTCTGTTAATTTTAAAAATGCTGGATATATAAATCTTCTGTATATCTTTTCTCTTTGTGCTGGATGTTCTGATTTATTATAAGCACAAATTGCTACGTCTTGAATACGCGTGTAATACGCATTACTCTTTTTCTTCTTCCGGGGCATCGAATTCCTCTTTAAGTTCCTCAATCACTTGTTGAAGCATCTGAAACGTTGTTCCTGCTTCGTCATCTTTTTCAAATGCACCTAATCTGTCTATGCGTTTCATGGCTTCATGAGTTTGAACGATTCTGCTATACATGTATTGATTTGAATTAATTATGCTTTCAAAGTCATCTTCTGAGTCAGCTAATAATCCTGCCAACACAAAAGCTCTCCATGCAAAGTATGCGGTGCTTCCTAAAAACAATATGCTTAATATGATAAATGCTATCATGACATATCCTTAAAAATATCTGCAATAGAATTTCCTATGTTAGGATTATTCTCTGCTAAGTTTTTCATTGCGGTGCTCTTGGTTGCTTTGCTTTTAGTTGCCGAAGGTTTAGGTGCACCTGCTTTATCATTCTTCCAACGCTCATATTCTATCTGAGCTGCCATATGATCACCATGATGCAAAACAACAGGCATATTAGTTTTCAATTTGGCTTGTGCGCTTCTGGCAACGAAATATGGTTTATTAGCTTCATCATACATACCGTCATGTATTTTTATAGCTTGATATTCATTCCATGAAACGGGTATTTCATATGTTTGCAACAACCAAAGAGAAAGATCTGGTACCATTGAGAAAGGAATGTTTTCATTGTGTTTATACATTCTTCCAACATTCTTTCTATGCCAATCTGAAGTCTCTACTTGGTAAACTTCATTACCATCTCCTGGAAATCCTACTTTACCTAGATCATGATGCATTGCAGCAAACATTAATTCTTCTAATGTATAACCTGACATATCAGCTCCTAACTTGCCCCATAGATTATATAATTCATGAGTGCAATTCATTACACGAAGTACATGGTCTATGTAACCTCCTGCAAATGCGTTGTGAAAATGTGCAATTGAAGATGCTGGCATCATTGCGATGCGATCTTCAAAATGATCATACATTAAATGTAATTTTTTGGCTCTTGTAGGAAAATGTAAATCTATTTCTTCTCTAAACGTTTCCCAATTCTCTTTTATTTCTTGTGCTTCTAACATATTAATATTATATTAAATTATTTTCGTAATTCCAATACTTTACCATTTACTAGGTCTTGAGTGCATTTCCAACACGTTACACCTGTAGCTTTATTGTCTACCCTTTGGCAGATTCGATCGCAGTATTTGCACTGCATTTTTTTGTAACCGGAGTCATTTCGGACTGTTTTTGCTTTCATGTTATTCTGATTTTAAGATTATTCTTTTTTTCTTTTCTTGATATATGTCAGGTTCAGACTGAACTTTGTTTTCGGGTTTAGGCGAAGCAGGAGGAGTTGTGGCTTTAACACTCTTGGCTTTACTCTCCTCCTCCGGTACTTCTAATGTCACCTCTGACAGGGTTTCTTTGGGTTCAAACATTTGATTTGATGCTACTAACAACATGACAGCTAAAGGGTCAAACACAAAGATAAAAAGCAATATAAACCAATTAACAACACTATCAACCGGCCGGTTTACACGTTGTGCTACATATTTAATGGGGCCTACTTCGGCCGAAACTTTGCTCTCTGTTTGTAACTTTAACATTTGTTGATCTATGTTGCCAACGGAGTCTGAATAAGCAATTTCCCGTGCGTATAGCGTGTCTCTCCTAGATTTTGTCTGTGTTAACTGTTCTTGAAGAGCTCTTCTTGTTGCTGAACTAGTTGTTGTAATAACTTCACCGTCAGCATTAGTATACTGTATAACGTTGTTAGAAAGTCCCGTTGTCAATTCTGTAATGTTTTTATTTAACGACTCCTTTTCAGTTCTAACATCTAGAGCCGCAGTTTCATATCTTTTCTTTTTCAATTCTAACACAGCTAATTTGCTGTCTTGGTTGGCAAGTTCATATGCCGTTTCTTGATAAGCAGAAACTAAGAATCCATATATTCCTAAAGATGTAATACACATCAAAATGAATACTGCAGTAACCAAATAGGTTTTTAACAACACTGTTATTGATCTCCATTGTCTATGCAAATAAGATGCTGTTATTAACTTGCTGACTTCTAGTATTGAAGCCATAATGATTACTGCAGTAGCTTGTGCGGAAAATAATTTGCTTAGTCCAAATACACTGTAATATGCAGCACAACCTGCTAAACCAAGAGATGCCGATAAAACAAGGTATGGAAATACACGATTCACATTAATTTCTGTCGATGTAATACTTTGCGGATTCTAATTTACTCAAAGCTCTTGCTAAATTATCTAATGCAGATATTTTATCAATTTTACCTTCTTCTAGCATTCTGCCTGTTGTTCTCACAATTTCTTTGGCATCTTCTACGTCGTCGGTAATTTTTGCTTTATACTTAAAGTCTGGCATAACTGTTCCTTTTTTTAATTTATAATAAATATATCAATCTAAAATTAATGGTGTTTGACAACACTCTACATTTATATGAAGCAGAGCCAACTCTTTTGCCTTTGCCTCAACAACAATATCTACAGCATCAACACCATAAGTATCGGGAGTAGTCAAAATATAGTCAGCATGAGCCTGCTCCTTGATCTTACTGAACTCTTTGTATGCCTTAGCAAAGGTAGGCCATTGAGGAAGATCGTCCCAAGCAATATTGTGCTTGTCACAGATGCCTTCGATAAGACGTTGCTGCTCGCGTCGGCGCGACTCGGAGTAATGAGTGCATTGAGTAACACCATGCTTCTGCCAAGTGCTACGAGCCATAAAGAAAGCTTCTTGTTCGGATAAGTCACCAGTATTGAAAGTGTGATGCCAATAGTCAAAAGTAATAGGAATACCAGTAACGGCGTGCACCATGTCATACAAGTCACGAACCGAATACATAGAAGCCTTGTCGTCATTCTCCACAACAAGCCTTGCACGACACGAATCAGACAAACGATAATAGTTGCGAATCCAACGCTCGATAGTAGCCGGCTTATCGCCATAAGTAGCACCAATATGAATATTGATCTTGTTGTCGTAGCTAGGAGCATAGCCGAGCATATCAAACATTTCGCTATGACGCTCGAGACCTATGATGCTATTCTCAACCACAACAGGATCGGGGCTACCAAGAATATGAAAAGGACCTGGATGTGTAGTAAGGCGAATACCGTTGGCACGAGCAAAGTCGCCTGCCTCGGCAAGCACTTCGCATATCTCGTCATAGTCAGGCAAGTCCTTGATGTCGTAATGATTCCATCGAGGAAACATCTCACTGCCAATGCGAAACAAATGAATGCCGTGAGCAACGTTCCATTTGAGTATAGGAAGCAAATCTTTTGCATTGAGTAAACTGCGCTCGCTTGCCAAAGCCATACCACCTTCTTCGAACTTGCGTTGAATCATGGTGCGACCGGTGCGGATACCTTGCTTGCCTAGAGTCATGTTGTTACATGCATAACCAAATCTAATCATAGTATTTTTTTCTTTAATATAAGAAATTTATTGCAGAAATCCTAATGATTATTAATTTAATTATTGTTATATTTATATAAAAAGACTATTATGAATAAAAATTATTTAACAGAATGGAAACGTTACTTATCTGAAAATACATCTGATGATGTTAAAATTACAGATTTAAGTAAAAACGGAGTTATTAAATATGAAATTTCTAGTTTAGATAAAAGGGCTATAGAACTAGCTATACAAAAGTTAAACGAAAAACACCCGGGTTATATAGCAAAAGTTGTTGCTAGTAGTATAGGGGCGGATCGGCAAACAACTAAAACTATTATTTTTAAACAAGGACCAAAGATTAGTTCGAACTCGCCATTAACAAAAGGTATGAAGCCTAGGATGCGAGGAGCGCGTGAATAAATAAAAGAATTATATGAAACTTCTAGCAGAAAACATGCTTAGATTTGGTATTAAAAATCTAAACGAATCAGACATAAACAACATATTACAAATAATATCAGAACAAAATGAAGATCTAACTGATTGGTCAGAAGGTGGTAAAAAATCATGGGAAAATGCAAAGTTATCGTTAATCATTAAATTTGTTAAAGAAGTAGATGCTAAGTCCGGCGGAGCTTTTTTAAATATGCCTGAATATCAAGCCATGATGGAATGGTTTTCAAAAAATGACTCCAAAGGAACCAGAGCATCATTAAAAGCTTGGGTATTCGATAATATTGTTTTTTCAGGAAAACAACCAAAAGTTAAGAAAAAAGATCAACAAGAAGATTTAGGAACAATTAGTCAAGCATTAACAAGTTTATTAACATGGGCCGGTACGAAGTATTATCAAAATCCTAAAAATGCAGAATTATTAAAGTCATATATAACAAAACTACAACAAGAAATTTCTGCATATAATAAAAAAGGCCTTTCATTTACAAATACCGATACTGTACGTGATTTTATACTAAACATAAGAATCATAGTAAAAGATTTGACATTACTCTATAAAACAGCGCAAAGTAAAAGTAAGAAATTAGATCAAGTTACTAGTGATGATACAGAAGATGGTACAGAATACTATAATTCATTTAATGAAGTTTTACAATATTTTAATGAGTATTTAAAAGATGGTGGATTTGCAACAGATTTTGATATTTCTACAGATGGTGGAGATGTTAAAGTAGATTTAACTAAAACTGGAGCAAATTTATCACAAATTAAAACAAATGTTATTTCATCTTTAAGAAAATCTGTAGTAGATGCAGAAGGTCAAAAAGCTCTTGACAATTTTGCAAATGCACTTCGAAGTGCAAAAAGTATTTTAATAACCAATCAAATGTCAGAAATAAAAGCTGGATGGACTGAGTATACAAAAATAACACAAGAAGCTGTTTTAAGTGATGTTACATCTCCGGTATTTTGTTATCCAGCATCTTCAGTTCCTGCTGGTGCTGAACGGGATGCTATGGGCCAATCGATGTTTGGAGATAATAGTATAACAATAACAGATGAAGCTAGAACATCATTAAATGAACAAATACAACAAGCAGCAGCGTTTATACAAGAATACAAGCAAAAAGTTGAAGCTATTAAAAATCAAGTACAAGGTGAAGTACCTGACATGGAAATAATATCATTTCAATATTCTGCTTACAGTTCAACTAGTACAGTGAATACTACATATGGAGATAAACGAGGTAGATCAAATAAAAATAATAATATAAAATTAGCAACAGATAGATATAATGCAATGGTAACATCGATGAAAGAATTAATTGAAGAAAACGATGTTTTAAGTGAATTTGATGTAGAGGGTCCATCTGAGCAATATGTTTTACCAAACGTTGGCCCCGAATGGATGAGCGTTGGTGGTAAAATGCCGAATGGTCAAGAAGTTAAAATAGAAAATTATGGACCATTATTTCAACAAGCATATGCTCGAAATTCAAATATTACTCCTCAACAATTTTATGGTCTTCGTTCTACTCCACAATTAAAAGAAGAATATGAAAGTGTGTATGCTAAATTTAGACAATCAACATGCGCGTTTGTGATACAACTAAGAATACCAGAAGTATTAGCTAAACAAGAGTTAATACAAAGTTTTGTAGTAGGAGGCACACCTGAAATGTTAATCGATGTTGATTTCCCAGCTGGTGTGGATTGGACAGGAATGAAACGTGATATGAAACGTGGTTTACGAAAAGTTAAAAAAGGATTAAGCAATATAGGAGGAGGCCGATCTGGAAGCGCTCCAAGACCGGCGTTTAAAGGTAGAACTACCAATTGTCCAATTTGGAATTAATGTTAACGTATTATCATTGTCGACGAAATATCATACCCAGCTCCAGAATTTATTGGATATAATTCAATTGCAATACCTATAATACTTCCATCTATTAACATGTTATTTGTATGAAGTTTAGATGTAATCCAACTATCATATATTTTTGATGATAAATGTTTTAAATCTAAAGTCCACCATCCACCGAAAACTTTTAACATATAACAATTTTCAGATGTAATGCTATTAGATTGAATGTCGCTATGATATATTTCATTAGATGTTAATTGATTTTTAGAATGAACACTACAATAATTATTTAAATTATCATCTATTGTTAATTCATTTAATCCGTTTGATTTTCTTAATTTATTAATTTCGTTAACAATAACTATTTCTATAGAATCAATTGAATATTTTTCTAATGTTTTTTGATTTTTCATAATGATAAAATCTAACATTGGATCTGAATCATATGATTGCGAAAAACAAAATGAACTAGTAATAAATACGGTAAGTAATAATAATTTTTTCATAACTTTAATTTTTATATATTATAAATATAAGAAAAAAAAGTCAATTATCCAAATTATTTCTTAACAAATCCATTCAAGAAATCTCTTTGACGTTGCACTGCATCATCTAATGACTGTGCTTCTGTATTGCTCTCGTGCATTCGTGTAGAGCCAGACTCAT